ACGCATCCCGAATATAACAAGACAGCACCAGACTTTACGACGTTAACTTATAACGATGAGTTTAGTGTTTTAACTGATATCAACAAAGAAGCATCAACACCCGTTGAAGGTGGTGTAATGGCTTTAGTGGATAAAGGGACTAGATTAATCGAGCAAGTATTTACAACTGATGAAACAACAATCTATTCTTTCAATGGGGCTTTAACTTTTCAAGGGTTTAGGAATTGGGTCGCTGCTGATTACAATATGAATAGCACTTCACCAACTACAACTAAATTTTTAAGTGATATCCCAAGGATTTACAACGTAACATTAGAGGATAGAGTTTGGATTAATGCATTACAAAATGATGTTTCAAACCCTCCAATTTTAGGACATATTACAACTGATAACGGAACGTATGGGGTAAATAACCAATACAACGCAACAGGGCAGAACTTCTTAGTGCAACATAAGATAGGAGCGAAAGATTTAACAGAAACTACAGATACAACACTAGTAGCTTTAACAGGTTCTTTACCAGCTGTAGACACTAACACAACATTTATAACTTACACGCAAAACATATTACCAATCGGTACGGCTATTTCCGAAACTATCACTTTGAATATAGTTGATAAATGTAGCAAGCACGAAGCGATTAGATTTTTCTACATGGATAAATTAGGGAGTTACTTACCTATCACATTTAATAAGGTTAGCAAAACGAATGTAACAAATACAAGAAGCAACTACAGACAAAACTATGGTAGTTACGATGCAACATCAAACGTATGGGGATATACAACTTACGACAGGGGAAATACTACTTATGATTTAGTATCTAATGAAAAGGTAACTTGTACTAGTGATTGGATGAATGAGGACGAAGTTGCAATGGTTACAAGTATGTTAAATAGTCCTATAGTGTACATTCAAGACAGCGAAGGGAATTATATAGCTGTTACTATTACGACAAATAGTTACGAGGTTAAAAAGACTGTAAATGATAAGCTAATAAATTACACATTATCGTTTGAATACGCTAACACTAACACAAATCAAAGAGGTTAAAAGATGAATAAGAAAGTAGAAGTTATAATTGGAGTTTATCCGAATCAAATTAGCCTAGATTTAGCAGATAATGCTATTTCTATTGCGTTACAATATGCGATAGATGATGTCAGAAACATAGATAAAAAGAATACAAACTATTCTAAGACTATAACAGTCCCAGGAACTAAGAAAAACAACAAAGCATTCGGCAGTTTGTTTGATGTTAACGCAACATTCGACCAATTCAACCCTAATTTAAAGATAGATGCTCGTATAGTTGTAGATAGTTCTCCAGTTTTAGAGGGTTATTTGCAGTTAAATAAGGTTAAGAAACTAAATAACGCAGACTTACAAGGTAATAAGATAAGTTATGAGGTGGTTGTGTTTGATGATTCTATTGATTTCATACAAACTTTAGGAGATAAACTACTAACCGAATTAGATATTAGTGATAAAGACCATAACTACAATAAAACAAATATTGAGAACGCGTGGAATACTCACACTTTTGCGGATTTATACCAATATCCTTTATTAGATAAAGAAGAAGAAGGCTATTTAACTACAGATTTTAAACCCGCTTTTTATCATAAAGGGTTATTAAATAAGATTGCTTTAGATGCTGGATATAGTTTGGAAGGTTCTTTCATTGATAGCAATACGCAATATGATAAAGAAATAATTGCATGGGATGGAGAAACACCAAAACTTACGGATAGTCAAATAATATCAAGGCAATATAAATCAGGGTTAACAGATGTAACAGATACAGTTGGAGGAACTACGTACGACAAAAACGGCTGGGGTTTACTGCGTGATAATATTAGTGGGAATTTAAACTATGATGATATTACCAGTACTTCTCTATTTGACAATACAAGTGGTTATGTGACAGCTAGTGACCCTAGCACATCTTATTGGGAAGTTAGTGAAACAGGAAGATATAACTTTACCTTTGAAAGTAGATTTAGGATAACGACTCAGAATTTAGAAAGTGTTACCGCTCTTGTAAGTTCTTCGCCCGCTGGTGGTATATCAAATACCTACGCTAAAGTACAAATTCGGATTGAATTATTTGATGCGGTTTCTGGTGAATTAGTTACTGGTCAAGCCGTGAGTTTAGAATCTACAAGTGGAGTTACTGACTACTTTAACGGGATTGGTGCAAATGCTTACGAATATCTAAATAGGGATGCAAATTTTTACTTTACTAATGTTAAAGTAATTGAAGGACAAAGACTATACCCTGTTTGTACTCTTACATCAAACCAATCTTTTTCATGGGTAAAGGTGGATTTGATACCTCAGGTTCCCGCTTCCGTTCGTCTTAAATTAGAGGTTTATAAAACATTATTAACGGGTAACCCTTCAACATGGTACAATAGACCAAGCGCAGCCGATAACATACAAGATGGTGATTTAATAGAACTAGGTTTATACCTACCTAAGAAGATTAAACAAAAGGATTTATTATCTGATATTATTAGTAGGTACAATGTATATATAAGGAAGCACCCGACAAAAACAAAAACGTTAATCCTAGAATCTAGGGATGATTTCTATAATAACAATGTAACTGTTTTAGATTGGACACAAAAGAAAGACTACTCAAGTGAAGACAATATTAAATTCTTATCTGACTTACAGAATAAAGAAATAATATTTTCTTATAAAGAAGATGGGGGGGAATTTGGAAAGGCTTATATAAAAAGTACGGGGGATATTTACGGACAAAAGAAGATTGATTTTGACAATGATTTCACAAAAGGAACCAAGGAAATTAAATCTGTTTTTTCTTCTGCTCCGCTAATATTTAGAGAGAAAAATAATGTTGTTGTTCCAAACGTTAGCACATTAAATATAAAAAGAAACTCCTCTTTATTATATTGGGGAGGGTTGGTGATTGTTAAAGATGAAAACGGAACAGCGCAAGATTTGAACATCACATGGGGTACAGATACAACCGCAACAACATACGCTAATTATCCTTATGCTGGTCATTATGACAACCCTTATACGCCTACTTTAGACATTCATTTTGGGGAGGTTACTTATGAATATTACGGTGTATTACTTAACAGCATTACAGATAATAATTTATTTAATAACTATTGGAGAAACTATTATAATCAGATTTCAAATGGTAAATTAATAACAAGTAAATTCTATTTAAAGGAAACAGATATAAACTTTATTAAAGACAACCTAAATAGCCGAATATTTATTAAGGATAGTTATTATATAGTTAACAAGATAGTTGATTATAAGCCTTTAAAAGATGAGCTTACAACAGTTGAATTACTAAGAATTGAGCAAGGCAGTGACTTCACACCAACAGATACAAATACAAGCGCGATAAGTGGTTACACTAGTTATTCTTATGTAGATGCTTCGGTTGATACAAGAGAAACTTTGACAAGTAATAATACTGGACCATTTAGAAGTAGTGTAAGCAGTAATGTAAACTCTAGGGATGTAATGGCTTTAGGTGTTCGTAATTATGTTGGAAGTGGTTCGAGTGGTGTTATTGTTGGGGATGATAATACAATCGGCGGTAATTCTACAGGGATAAACGTAACAGGAAACAATAATACAGTATCATCAGGACTTGAAAACGTTACAATCGTAGGGGATAACCAAACGGTAACAGAATCAAATACCTCTATAATTAACGGTAACACTTTAAATGCTGATACCGCTTTAGCTAATGAAAGAATATTTCAGGAGTTAGAAATTGGGAGTTGGGATTGGTCGGCTAGTTTTACTAAATCAGTAAATCATGGCTTATCAGTTACAGAATGGAAAACAATTAGAAATGTAGACTATACAATTATAAACGATGCGGATACAGATTTCCAACCTATGACAGCTTTTGGATTAACAAGCCTTAACGCTACTAGCTTCGATTTGATAGTCGGTTCTAGCGGTGGAACTGATTACGATGACCCAGCAGTTAACAGGGGGTTTATCACTTTTACTTACTTACCTGATTAAACAATTTTAACTAAATATATATTATACTATGAATGTAAAAAACAAAAAAGAACTATTTCAAAACATTGCGCTAGATGTTGACGGTAATATAATAGCCGTTCTGAAAAGTGAAGTTGGTGAAGGTATCGATGGAGACAACCAATATAAAGCAATTAAAAAATTAACCTTATCCCCTGAAGGATACTTAAACATTTATAACGATTAAATTATGAGCGAAGGAATTAACAATCAGTACGACTTTTTTAAGAAAGTCAATTTAGATGATGATGGAAATATTGGAGTTTCTATCGAAGGAGATGGTCAATTATTAACTAATGAGCAAAACGAAACTTTAGCGCATTTTATTTACAATCCTGTTACGGATAAACTAGAAGCTGACAGAGCTATTGAAACAACTTTGAACTCCTTATTTTTAGGTGAACAGCACAAAATGTCTTCAGGTTCAGAGAATATTTTCTTTACTAACTTAACTAGTGATATTAACTTTTTCCCAATGTGGGGAGGTTTGAAAGACCAGTCTATTGTAGCGAATCAAGGCGCTAGCGGTTTTATTCCTCCAAGTGGTAGAGTTTATTCGGATATGTTTTCTTTGCCTTTAAGAGGTAACCCAAACCCATTAACGGCTGTTCCTTATGGAGGTAACAACTATTTTGGTGTTAACATTACAGGGTTAGGGATTACAACGGTTGCAGCTGAAGAAGTAACTGCTGACATTAAACTAGAATACAGAATTGAGATAAACGGTCGTAATGTTTACAAGCAAGTACTACCAAGAAGTGCAGCGCGTTCTTCAGCGGCTTCTCATATTTACGCTGGTGATGTTATTGAGTGGTTCTTTGACCACCCTGTAGATGTTAGAGCTGGTACTACTTTGTACGCTGAAATAATGAAAGTTGATATAGCAACAGATACAGATTTAGGAATATTCCAAGTAAGAGAAGGCGATGTTGCTAATGCTGACGGTTCTTTTCAATACCAAGCTACAGTTCATAACAGGTTATTTGAGGATAAAGATATAGAGTTAATTAGTCCCTACCTTAAATATAAGGCTATGGATTTCGGTTTAGACTCTACAGGTTCAACTATATTATTAAGAGATTTAAGTATTGGTTCTGAAAATTTACTAGTACCTCATGCTGTCAATACTTTAGAAGCTGTTGCCAATGGAACTGAAATAAAAATAAAGATTAAAGGAGGTGCTAAAATAATTGTTGAAAGTTTACCAGTTAGTGCTATCAGTATAGATGGTTCTTTTGTTAACTCTGTACTTAATCAAGCGGTCGTACAATTAAACGCAATATTTACAAATACCGCTGGTTTTATTTCACCTGACACTTTTGTAGATTCATTCACTTTAAGCGGTAATAACTTAACACTAGGTTTAAACGATGGCGTTTCTTATACTGTTGATGTCACATCTTTAGGAGTTGACGAAAACAATTTTGTTGCTAGTGGTTCTTTGAGTGGTTCGGACTTAACTTTAACAATGACAGACTCAACTACTGTAGTAGTAGATGTAACAGGATTGTCACTTGATGAAGATACAACTGTTTCAAGTGGTGTTGTTAGTGGTACTGATGTAATATTGACGATGAGCGATGGCGCTACAGTTACTATTGATGCTTCTACTTTAGGAGGTTCTAGTGGTTCAGGTAATCCAGTTGTTAGTGGTTCTGTTGTAGGTACTGATTTAGTTTTGGTTTTAGACGATGCTACACAGATAACAATAGATGCTTCTAATATGATAAACGGTTCTAGTGGTTTAGCTTCTAGCTCAGGTTGGCATATATCTTATGGAACTAACGCAAACGATTCTGTTTCCACTTCAACAAATGACTCTACAGTTAACCAACAATTACCGTTTTACTTTGGTGAAGCTTTGACACAAGGTTCTGAATTTAAGTGGAATTTCCAAAGTCACGGAGGGTCTAACCTAATATTAGGTATTTGGGATGGAGCAGAGTCTCCAATAGCTTATAATGCAGGAGCTAACACAGCTTCTAATTGGGGGACATCTTTTTCCTATGCAGGTGGTTTTACAGCAGGTTCTAATAGTACTTTACTAACTACTAACTCAGGCTCTAAATACGTTGTTTCTAACGGAGACGCAATGGGTATTAGATTTGGTAATGACGGACACTTAACACTAATAGATTACAGTGGTACTAATGAGGTTTCAGTAGCCAAGACTACAATACCCTTGGCGGTCACTTCTTTTAATATGCAAATGTACACTTGGGCAAATGGAGTCTTACCTAATGGAATAATAAATAATGTAGATTACATTTGGGATATTGTGCACGATTTCGCTAACACTGAAGCTGGAATAATCAATGGTATATTAGACCACACTATTGTTAAAAGCGCTTTATCTATTGAAAAAGGTGAAAAGCTTATGTTTATGCTTGATGAAGTTGGACAAGGTGACTTTTTCGGTACTAATTACACAGGGGCAGCTAGTGGAGTTTCTACGGCTGAGGAGCAATTGGATAACACTTTTAAATACCAAACTAATGAAGCTATAGTTTTCGACACGGCTTCTGGAGTTTCTGACTGGAACGCGAACACTAACGCACCTAATTATTTCTACGCAGCTAGTTTAAATCAATACAGAGATGGTGGTGCTGGAACTATACAGGGGATGTTTAGTTTGAGATTCACAGATGATGGAGCTTTAACTTTATTCGATGAAGATTCAAATGTAAAGATTGCAACAGCTAAAGCTAATCCTACGGTTGGTTCTTCAGTTCATTTGTATTTTGGTGTTAAAGGTAACAGAGCTTACTACTCTATTCCTGTAATATCTAAACAATCTATAAATGGAGGTTCACAACCAGATGTTAATTTCGTGCCTACTGTGGCTAATCAAACTGCAACAGTAACGGAAGGGGATGTATTAAATTTTCAAATCGTTTCAAGTGATAACATAGTTAATCAATTTGTTGAGGTTGACGCACCTTCTTGGATGAGTCTAAACCAAGACAGCGGAGTTCTAAGTGGTACTGCCCCAGCTTTTGTTGGAACTTCAGCAGATACTATTTTAGTTAATTGTAAGGCTGGAAATGCTATTGGCGGAACTGTAGACTTCACAGTGACTATAACGGTTGCACAAGTTGCTTACACTAATAGTAAATCATTAAGTTTTGACGGTTCTAGCAATTGGTTACAAGGTAATCCTGTAAACATGAACGCAATGGACAGGGCTTCTAATGGAGATGGTAATTCTTGGAGTGTTTCGATGTGGGTAAAACCTAACAATTCAACAGCTAATCAGACTTTAATGGTTTACGGTGCTGGAGATGATTACAACTACGGAGCTATCACGTTGAAACAATCGGGCGGAACATCTTTAGTGTTAAATTACGGTACGGTGTACGATAATATTATACTAGTGGTAGGTAATGCCTTTACAGCTAACACATGGCAGCACGTTATGGTAACTTTTGACGGTGGTTATACGGGTAGTATTCCAGCTGACTCATCAGTATATTACAGTGAATTCAATATCTATATTGACGGTGTATTAAAGACCCCTATTGGTGTTGCTAGTAATGGCGGTTATAGTGGTGTGATTAGTGGTTCAGACCCTTCTAATAATATTTTTAGAATTGGTAGAGCTTCAAATGTGCATAATAATTACTACGGTGGTGTTATTAATCAAATAGCTATATGGGCAACTAATGAAGATGCAAATATATCTACGATTTATAACGGTGGTGTTACTCAGGATTTAAGTTTATTAACTTCAGCTCCAGCTCATTACTATGAAATTGAAAGTAGTATTACAACTGTTTCAGATGTTTCAGGTAGTGCAGATTTAACAGGGTACAATTTCAGTGCTAGTGATTTAGTAACTGATACACCTTAATCAATTAGGGGGTTGTAAAGAAAGCCCCCTTTTTACTTACAAACAATCTATTCAAGATTATATATCATTGCATAATATAAAACGATGGCTAAAAAGAAAATAGTAATACAGACCAAATATGAGGTAGATGGAGCTGAAAAGGTACAAGGCTCCTACGAGAAAATAGGAAAAGAAGCCAAAACTGCTGCTAAAACTACAGGAGATTTAAATAAAAATGCTAATGCTTTTGGTGATGCTATGCCTGGTAAATTGGGGGTAATCCAAAAAGGATTTGGAGCATTAAAAGGTGGGTTAAAAACCGCTGCGATGGGCTTTAAAACGCTTAGGGGTGCGGTAATATCCACGGGAATAGGTGTTTTAGTTGTTGCTTTTGGTGTTTTAGCGCAATACTTTACAGATAATGAAGAAGGCGCGGGTAAATTAAAGAAAATCACCTCCGCTTTAGGTGTTGTTTTTGGGAATATTACCGATATTATTAGCGATTTAGGGGAGAAATTATTCGGAGCTTTTGAGAATCCCAAAGAGGCTATAGCAGATTTATGGGAATTGATTAAAACTAATGTTGTAAACAGGTTTACAGGTTTGGCGGATATGTTCGGAGCCTTAGGAAATGTAATAAAAGCAGCATTTACTTTAGATTTTGAAGGGTTGAAAGAAGCTTCTGCAGATTTAGGAGAAAGCACTCTCCAAGCAATGACAGGTGTAGACGATTTGACAGGGAAAATTGCTAAAGGAATGGAGATGGTTCAAGAGTTTGCGAAAGACACCCAAAAGGAAGTTGAGCAAGCCATGAGATTAGAGGAGGCAAGACTAGCTTTGACGCGATTTGAACGGAAGGCGATAGTTGATAAAGCGCAAGCTGAGAGGGATATGATGCACCTTAGATTGAAAGCTAGAGATGAGGAGAAATTCGCAACTGAGGAAAGATTGGGATTCATGCGTGAAGCTAATAAGATAGCAGCCGAACAATTAGCAAAAGATTTGCACGTAGCAAAAGAGAAATTAAGAATACAAACGGAAGAAAATACTTATAGTAAATCAACAGCGGAAAATTTAGATGCTGAAGCGAAACTAAAGGCTGAAGTTTTTAGAATAGAGAAGGCTAACTTTTCAGAACGTAAGAGAATGAAGTCGGAAGAACAGGCTTTAGTTAAGCAAGCAGAAGCTAACGCTTTAAAAATACAAAAAGCCAAAGAACTAGCAGCAAAAAAAGAAGCTAAAATATTAGAAGATAGACAAAGACTTTCCCTTGAATTACAAGAAGACAGTTTACAGAAAGAGATTGCTTTAATTACTCTAAACGCTGAAACTAAAAGAATGAAGCTTGAGGAACAGGGGGTTTTAACAAGGGAGTTAGAAAAACAACTAGCAGACAAAACGGCTAGAGATGTTCAAGATGTTAGAGATAAATATTCTCAACAAGCAATTGCAGCCGATGAAATAAACGCCAAAAAAGAAGTTAAAATTGCTACGGATAAAGCAAAGCAAAAAGCAGATATTGAAAAGGAACTTGATAAACAATTAAAGCAGTTTTCTTCATTATTAGTTAACGCTTTAGGCAAGGACAGCAAAAAAGGTTTGGCAATACAGAAAGCAACCGCTTTAGCAGAGATTGCCGTTGATACTGCAAGAGCCATATCTAGTTTAGTAGCTGCCTCAAGTGCTAACCCCGCAAATGCTTTAACCGCTGGAGCTGCTGGTGCTGTTCAATTTACTAGTGGATTGTTACAAATAGGTAGTAACATTGCAAGTGCCTACGCTTTACTAAAAGCTCCAACCCCTCAAATAGATGATGCTTCAAGCCCTTCACCAACAACACAACAAACATCTCCAGATTTAGGTTTTGAGGGTAGAAGTTCAGGAAGTGAAAACTTCGGGGCGCAAGTGATAAGAGCTTACGTAACTGAAAGCGATATTACAACATCACAAAGCACGGCCAACAACATTCAGGAACTTTCACAAATAGGATAATTAAACATTTACAAACTTTTATATATTAAGACATGGAAAAGAAAGTACTAATTGAACTATTTATTGACGATAAAGACCAAGATAACGCTCTTGATATGATTTCCTTCGTATCGGCTCCAGCAATTGAAAAGGATTTCATGCACTTTAAAGAGCAAAAAGAAAAGTTTGAATTCAAATCTAATGAAGAAAAAAGAATTGTTACGGGTGCTGCTATGATTCCAAATCAAGAAATCATTCGAATGGATGCAGAAGATAAACCTTACTTTGTTTATTTCACTGAGGAAACAATTGAGAAAGCGCAAGAAGTATTTGCTAAATACGGTAAAACTAAAAGCACAAACTTTGAACATAAAACAGGAATGAGAGACGTTACTGTTGTAGAATCATGGATTGTTACCGACCCAACTAATGACAAATCAAATGCACTAGGATTTTCAGATATTCCAAAGGGTTCGTGGTTTGTTAGCTATAAAGTCGATAATGATGAGCTATGGGAAAAAATTAAAAACGGTGAAGTTCGCGGATTTAGTATCGAGGGTGTGTTTTCTAAAAATATAATAGAATTATCTAAACATGATAGCGATAATACTGATGATAAACTTTTTAATCTTTTTAGTGAAATATTCGAATTATTGGATTAATAAAAAAAAGTAAAACATAATTTATTTAATATATATAACAATATGGATAAAACAACTTTTATAGATAAATTAAAACAACTTTTTTCAGAAACTGAAGAAGTTAAAGCGGCTGAAGATTGCGCTTGTAAAGGAGAAAAAGATTGCGAATGTGATAAACTAGAACCTGAAATGGCAGAAGAAGAAGTTGAAGCTCCTGAAAAAGAAGAGTGTAAATGCGAAGAAGGTGATGAAGATTGCAAATGCGACGAAGAACCAAAAGAAGAAGTTCTCGAGCCTGAATTAGCTGAAGAAGAAGAAGTAAAAGAAGAAGAACCAAAAGAGGACGAAATGGAGAAAAGGCTTGAAGCATTAGAGAAAGCTTTAGCTAATATTTCAGAGTCAATGAGTGCCATTGATAACCTTAGTAAAGCGGTTTCAGATTTAGCTAACTCACCTAGTGAAGGAGAAGTAAAACTTTCAAAGGCTTCAGGGAAATCAGTTAAAAAAGAATTAACAAGTAGAGAGTCAAAACTAAAGGCTTTTGCTAGAAGATAAATAAATAAATAATAATAAATAACAATTAAATTTAAACAAAATGGGGTTAGATGTTTCAGGATTATCAGTTTACACTGATGAAAACAAATTAGACTTAATTAAGAAGTCAATTTTAGAAGGTAGAACTTTGAATTATATTACAGTACAGCCAGACATTAAGTCAAGCGCTACAATTAACATTATCGACTCTACATTAGTAGGTCAGGCTGGGTCATGCGGTTTCAACTCTGATGGTACGACTGTATTATCTCAGAGAACTATTGGAGTAGCACCGATTAAAGTGAATGAGTCTATTTGTGTTGATACTTTAGAATCTTACTACACTCAAAAAATGATGAACGCGGGTTCTTATAATGAGTCTATTCCTTTTGAGCAAATCTATGCAGAAGATAAAGCAGAGAAAATTGCTGACATGTTGGAATCAATCGTTTGGAAAGGTGATACTTTAGGGTCTGGAAATTTAGCTCTTGCTGACGGACTTTTAAAAGTTATCGATGCAGAATCTTCTGTTGTTGATGGAAACAGTGGAGCTGTTACTGTTGCAACTGGTGTAACTGCTGCAAATATTATCGATGTAGTTGACGGTATGGTTGCGGCTGTTCCCGCTGACATTATCGACGCTGAGGATATCGTTCTTTTTATGGGTTACGATAACTACAGAACGTATGCAAAAGCTTTGAGAGATGCAAATTTATTCGCATACACAGGAGCAGAAGACCAAGGAGAAAAGTTTTCTCAAATGGTACCAGGTACTAACGTGAAAGTTATCGCTGTTAAAGGATTAAACGGAACTGCTAGAATGATTCTATCAAGAACTGCTAACCTTTATGTTGGGACTGATTTATTAAACGATGCGGAACAATTCTCTATCTTTTACTCTAAGGATAACGACGAGGTTAGATTTGTTGCTAAACTTAAAATTGGAACTCAAATTGCTTTTCCTGAGTTTGTTGTTGAATTCACTTTGGTACCTTAATAAGTACTAATAAATAAAAACTTAAAAGGGGTATGGGTCTTATCCTATACCCTTTTTTTATAAATAACTAAATAAATTTTAAAATTATGAGCTGTATTTTAGCAAATGGAATCGCACTAGGGTGTAAAGATTCTTTAGGAGGTATAAAAGAAGTGTATATTGGTTCGACTAATGCGACAACTGTATTCACTTATGATGCGGATGATGTTATAACAGGAGCTACCGCAGCGCCTAACTTCTTCACATTCGAACAAAGAAACGAGCAAGGGGAATTTGTACAAACTGGGCAACACTCAGTTGAAAATGGTACTAACTTTTGGGAGCAATCAGTTAGTTTAATTTTCACTAAAAATGATGCTGAAGATAGAAACACTTTGATGTTACTAGCACAATCAACTTTGATGATTATTGTTTTAGACCAAAACGGGAAATATTGGGTAGTTGGTGAAAGTAACGGGGCAGATTTAACCGCTTCGACTCAATCAGCTGGGAAAGCTTACGGAGATTTAAACGGAACAACTGTTTCTTTCATGGGCAAGGAATCAGGACCAGCGCGCGAAATGGATGCAGCGACGTTTGCAACTCTTACAGTGGCGTAAGTAGTTGTATTTAATTAAAAGGGGTTGCTATTAATTTAGTAACCCTTTTTTTATGCTTAATAATAAACAGAAAATAGCATTATATATATAATATCAATATGATACTATTAAAAAAAGATACTATAAACAGAACTATAATAACAGCAACGGAAAACGCAACACTTTCCGCACCTGTTTATTTCTTATTTGAATTAATAAATGATAACACAAAATTTGCTAAAGTGTTTACTGCTGCGGATATTTCAACAAACATTTGCAGATATAACGAATTCTTGATTGAGGTTACAGATGGAGCAGAGGACTTATTAAATGGAGTTATAAACCTAAATATAAACGGTTATTATTCTTATTTAGTTTACCAAATGGCAGACCCTACAAACCTAGATATTTCTTTAACTAGTGGAGTAGTTGAAACAGGAAAGGTTTATTTACAGGGTGATAAAAAACCAATTACAAGCTCTTACACTGATAACGACGATAATAAATATATTTCTTACCAATAAATTATGAAGATAGAAAGTAAAAATACAAAGGTTTCAATGATAAAGGCGGAATCTCACGAGGTTGAAAGTCCTGAATTCAAGACCTTAAACAATAAAGAATATATATTGTATGGAGTTAAAAATGATTTCCCTACGATATTGAAAAACATGATGAATACGTCTAGCCTTCATAGTGCTATCTTGAAAAAGAAGGCAGACATGAGTGCTGGGAAAGGGTTTGAAGCTGCTAGTTTAGAGCAAAAGAACTTTATTAATAACGTAAACGGAAGCGAAACACTAAACGAGATAGTTTACAAAAACGCTTACGATTTGGCTTTATACGGTGGGTATTGTTTTCTTGCTACATGGTCAAAGGATAAAAAAAGTATTGCAAGAATTCAATATATTGATTGGTCAAAAGTTCGTAAGGTTAAAGAATTGGAGGACGATTCTGAAGTGGCTATTCGACAAACTGAAGGAGTAGAATTTTATCAGATTTCATCAGATTGGACACAGGAAAGAAAAGAGAAATATAAACCCGAAATTGTCCAAGGCTTCTCCACTCAATACAACGATGTTGCGACACAACTTGTTTACGTTCCAATGTATAGACCAGGAAGTGAAGACGTTTATCCTTTACCTGATTACCAAGCTTGTTCAACTTACATAGCTTTAGATACAGAAATCGCTTCATGGCATCTAAACAGTGTTAAAAACGGGTTTACGCCTTCCATGATGATTAATCTCGTTGGTGTACCTAGTGACGAAGAAATGAAACAATTCCAACGTAAATTGGAAGACCAATATAGTGGAAGCGCGAACAGTTCTAAAGTAATATTAACACTAAGTGAAGACGAATCCCAAGTGCCTGTTATTACACCACTTACTTTAAATGATTCTGATGAAAGATATAAAGACTTAGCTAACCAAGTTAAGGAACAAATTATAATCGGTCACAGGGCATCTAGTACAGTCGTAGGTGTTGCTACTGCTGGTAAATTAGGGACAAGTAACGAAGTAATTGAAGCAGAAGCGATGTTCCAACATAATGTAATTGACCAATATCAATATTTATTAGAAAATCATTTTAATAGATTGATGAATTTCAACGGTATTGATGGAGAAATAACACTAAAACAATCAACTACTTTTGATTTAGATGAAGTAGAAGAAGAAGAACCAATAAAAGAATAAATTATGCCTAACAATAAAGTTCTGTTAATTACAGCAGATTATTATAAAAGAAATTCAGTGGTCAATTTGAATGTTGATTCTGAATTAATACACCCTCAAATTATCAAAGCTCAAAACTTAAACATTGAGAGAGCTTTAGGGACTAACTTATTTAACATCTTAATGAGTGAGGTTTCATCTGGTACCGTCACACCTAGAATGGTGACTTTATTAGAAGATTATATTCAAGTTGCTTTGGTGGAATGGGTTACTTATGCGGGACTACTTTACTTTAATTATAAGGTAACCAATAAGGCAGTAGTTAAAAAGAGTTCTGATAATTCGGAAGCTAGTAACTTAAACGAAGTAAACTATCTTAGACAAGATGTAAGGGACGATGCAGAATATTACACAGATAGATTAGTGAAGTTTCTTTGTGCTAACGAGGTTACATATCCTGAATATATCAATGGAAATATTAATGATGATGATATAGTTCCAAGTAAAAAGAGTTTCTTTGGTTCAATCTATTTAAGTTAATATTATGATTGATTTAATAACAAAAATAGGGCTGGCTATATTAGCTATATTAGCACCAATCCAAACAGCTATTTTAGGGGTTGGCTTTTTAATAACAGCCGATTTAATAACGGGAATAGTTGCAGCTTATAAAAGAGGGGAGCCAATAAGGTCTGAAAGGTTGAAGAATACAGCGGTTAAAATGTTAGTGTATAATTTACTATTAACATCTTCTTTCATAGCTGAAACATATTTAACGCCATGGATTCCATTTACTAATGTTGCTTTGAGTTTCTTAGCTATAATTGAAGTCAAGTCTTTAGGTGAAAACTTCCAATCTATTACAGGGATTAGTTTTGTAACTTACTTAAAATCATATTTAAACAATAAATTAAACGCGCCAAAATGAAAAAATTAATTACAAAATTAGGATTGTTCTTTACATCTGATAAAGGCAGTAAGATTGTGGGGAAGGGAATGGAACTAACTGCAAAGAATCTTATGTATAAAAAGATATTTAAAATCATAGTTATAAGTATAATTTCTATCTTATTACTTGCAAATAGTATAGATTCTGAAGTATTTATTGAGTTATTAGAATCAATCCTATGATACTAAAAACTGATAGACATATTAACTTATTGGTGATACATTGCGCAGATACTTACAAACGTATGTTAGTAGGTGCTAAGGAAATCACACAGTGGCACGTTGACCGCGGTTGGTCTGATTGTGGTTATCATTTCATAATTAACAGATTCGGAACCGTAGAAAATGGAAGGAATTTAAACGTTTCAGGCGCTCATGCTAGAGGTTACAATAAAAATAGTATTGGTATCTGTTTAGTTGGTGGTCGTAGCGATAACGATAAGCCAGAGGATAACTTCACAGCAGAGCAAAAGAAAACACTAGCCGCTTTAATTATCCTTTTACAAGCTGAATATCCTGAAGCAGATATTAAAGGTCATAACGAACTCTCTAGTAAGTCATGCCCTAACTTTAGCGTTAAAGATTTCATGTCAAATATCGACATTCATTTATTCAATTAATTATCAAGGGTTTACTGTTCTAAGTAGACCCTTTTTTCCCTCTAAATAATATTTATTTAAAACTTTCTTTGTTTTTGTATTGTGTAATAAGAATTTATTACTTAGATTTGTGTATCACTAAACGATAACGATATGACAATTATACCAAACACACCCGAAAAGATACACGTTCAGAATACAACATTTCAAAAAGAGTATGGGGAAATTGTATCTTGCATAGGTAAGTATGTAGAGGTGAAATTATTCTACAAAAAAGGGTTAATCTTTCCCGAAAACACATCTTTCACTCGTAAATTTAGCAAGATAACAGGTAAGGCGGTAGGGAGCAACTTAAAGATATTATTTTAAATCAAAATAAAACTTGTGTATTAATAAACTAATACTTATATTTGTGTATCACTAAACGATAACGACATGGTAACTATAAAAATTAATAATAAAAAACAAGAGAACGAGGCTTTAGAGTCTTTTGCATCTAACGAAATAAGATGGTCAACTAGTGTATACGCTACAGATTTCAAGCCTTCTTTAACTGAGAATTTCACAGGCTTTCCTTACAACATTACTTTAAATTCAAATCAAATCACTTATTAATTATGACAACTAAAACAACAGTGTTAATAACACTAGGAACCAACACAAAAAGCTTTACGGCTGAGATAGAGGTATCTTACTGCGATGGAGATTCTTACACACCTAGTCAATCAGTACTAGAAAGTATTAATTAGTTTGATTCTTACGGAGATAGCGCAAACGACTTAATTAACAGATACGAATGTCTTTATAGTATAGATGTTTCAGAAATAGCATTAGACGAATTAAACTAAAAACAATGAGTAAACCAACAAATGATTTAGGAGCGTTTCTACACACGCAAAGTAAGAAAAGCAATGAAGACTTAGCGGAAAGTATTAGAGTTTCTAAGAAGCTTAGTAATAGACATAATAACGTGGTAATCTTTCAAGAGAAGCGGAGTATATGTGGAACTGCAAAAAAACTATTCCAATCTATTAAAGACTTCGATAGTTCAGCAGAATTAATAATCAAAACGGATAGTAGAATCTGGAGCCAAAAGTAAAACCCTTTAAAATTAAAAACATGAGTATCTATAAAAAATTATTTGAAGCAAAGAAAGAGATTGGTAAAATTTCAAAAGATAGTAAGAACCCATTCTTTAAAAGCAAGTACTTTGATATTAACAGCTTG